TACGTCAGGGCTTGAAGCGTGGCCAGCATGTCAACGTTGGCGTTTTTGGGGATCACAAAGCAGAGCGCAACGATAATAGCATCAACAATGTCGAGCTGGCCTTAATTCATGAGTTTGGATCACTGAGCGCTCACATTCCCGCAAGATCATTCCTTCGCATGCCGATACAAGAGAAAAGGAAGGAGATACTTGCCTTCGCCGCGAGCAAGCCAATGCGCATGTTGCTGTTGCGTGGGGAGCAGCACAAGGCACTCAACTTGCTCGGGATAAAATGCGAACAGATCATTGACGAAGCCTTCCAAACCAGCGGTTGGGGTAAATGGGCATCGCTCAAGCATCGCATAGGAAAGATACTTGTTGATACAGGGCAATTACGCCGCTCGATCTGGCACAAGGTAGTATCATGAACCTGCTCGGGAAAATGGCCGGCACTTCTGGTTTGGGCAAAATTTCAGGTGCCCCACAGATCAATCCATCTTTTAGCGGATGGACTTCACCGCTTATTTTATTGAAGATTGTGCAGCAAATTGTGAATGGATTTGTGCAGGATATAACCACAAAGACCGCCTTTAATGGCATCGTGCAACCCCTATCTCCAAAAACAATCGCATTAAAACCAGAGGGAGAGCGCGCGTGGGCATGGCTGCAAATCCATATTGCGGTGGCCTGCCCGATCAAACTCGATGTGCAGGATAAAATCCTTTATAATGATAGGCGTTATAAAGTCATGGCTCGACTTGATTATAGTGCCAATGGTTACATCGAGCTTCACGCAGTCGAGGACTTCCAAAATGCAAACCCTCGTTGAACAAATAGTTATAAATATCCTGATCCAGCAGATGAGAATTGGACCAGATCGTATCTGGATACAGGATCAAACCCGTAAAATACCGGAAGATGATGGCCTATTTATTCAGGTGGGATCCTTCCCCGATCAGTGCATAGGAAACGTAACATACCAGCAGGATGAAACCGTAAACGACATTACCATCGTGCATGAAATCAATCAGGTTATGGCGCGCGAGCTGATCCAGATTGATATTTGCTCCCGATCGAATGAAGCAATATTTCGCCGCTGGGATCCAGTGTTGGCAATGCAATCCATCTATTCGCAGCAACAGCAGGAGCTAAATAACTTCAAAATATTCCGCATGGCAAAGCCTATAAAAACCTCCGGAGCTGAGGGCGGATCTAACATCAACAGATATTCGATTTCCGTACCTTGCATTGTATGGTATAAATTAGACAACATAGAGACTTCACCCCTGGGAGATTACTTCAATGATTTTACTACCAGAGTTGATGATCCAGCTACAATTGGGGGCAATGCTCCTGTTGCCGATTTTGAGATTAACGCAGACAGTCCGCCGCCTCCATAAGAAAGGGATTTAACCATGGCAATACTTGCATTAAGCAACATTATCAATGTAACGCTCTCGCAGACTCCAACCGGAGTGGGAATCCCTAACGCCAACAATGTGCTGCTGCTCACCACGGATACGCCTACCAATCTTGAGGTCTTTGGCGATTATGTTTCCGCAGCTGCAGTTGCCACAAATTATGGTACCAACTCTGTGACCGCTGCCATGGTTAATGCCATGCTCTCGCAGACTCCGAACATTCTCAGCGGTGATGGTCAGATCATTATTGCGCCATTTACCCCAACTAATCCGGCTGTTTCTGCTACAAGCGGACATTTTGTTAGTGAAAGCCTAACTGCGAACCTTGCTGGAATTATTGGCGTTTCCAATGGTGATTTAAAGGTAACACTCAATGGCGGCACTGCGCAAAATCTTGCAAACCTAAATTTCACCACCTGCACAACGCTGCAGCAAGTTGCAGCTGTTCTTCAGGCTGCTCTAATCGATTGCCTTGTTACGGCAACCAGCAGCGTTCTCACGATCACTTCTAATAAAGTGGGAACGAGCAGCACGGTTGCTCTAGCTGCTTATGTTGGCGGGGGAACAGATCTTACAGGAGGAAGCTACTTTGCAACATCCTCTGGCACAGCAACAGCCGGAGCAAATAGCAGCGGAGAAACGGTTGCAGCAGCAATAACCCGCCTCCTGCCTCAAGCATTTTTTGCTGGAGTTATTACCAACCTTAGCCTGGAAGATGCAGCCATCTCAGCAGCAGCATCGGCAGTTCAGGCGCAAGATATGCTTTTCCTCCATCATGTTGCAAGTTCTACGGATATTGCTGGAATTGCAACAACGGTGCAGGCTGCGAGCGAAAACAAGACGCGCATTCTGCCCTACCTTTCTGCAGGCCAAGCGGGGGCAAATCTTTACAAAGCAGCCTATGCCGGGCGCGGTTTCAGCATGGATTTCACCGGATCCAATACCAGCTTCACCATGCATGGAAAGCAGCTGGCAACGATCACGCCGGATACTGCCATGACGCAGACGCTTTTGACCGCTTGTATCGCAGCTGGTTGCGATCCTTATGTAAGCATTAACGGTTATGCGATGATTTACAGCACGGGCGCAAATACCTATTTCGATCTGATGTATCAGTTTTACCTCGGCTTCAAATTCGCCATGCAAACGGCTGGATTCAATTACTTGGTGCAGACCAACACCAAGATCCCACAGACCGAGCCGGGCATGAACGGCCTCAAGGCCGCTTATATCGGAATCAATGCGCAATTCGTGAACAATGGCTGCATTGCCCCTAACACCTGGGGAAGCTCTGAAACCTTTGGCGATCCGGTTATCTTCAACAACAACATCGAGGCCAACGGGTATTATGTTTATAGCTCGCCGGTCGCATTGCAGACGAGCGCAGCGCGGAATGCTCGCCAAGCTCCGCTTGTGCAAAATGCGGTAAAGACTGCAGGCGCAATCCAGACAAGCAACGTAACCGTGGTTGTTACTCAGTAAATTTGATTTTGAAAGGAATGCCTTATGCAAGTTTTTACAGTTACCGGAAATGATACCCTTACTTTGAATGGAAGGGTTTTTAATGATCTTGGCACGGACGATATCACCACGATCAGCTTCCCGAATGCGTTAGTAACGCGCAAGACCGGAAAGAACGGCAACACCGTTTTTGCTCAGAATGCCGCTGGCTTCAATGCAGATCTGATGTTGAAACTATTGCGCGGATCTGCAGACGATCAATATATGCAGCAGCTCATTTCAACAGCCCCCACCGATTTCCCTTCTACGGTGCTTTTTGTCGGCACCTTTGTGAAGCGCCTCGGGGATGGCCAAGGCAATGTTATCAGCGATACCTATGCGCTCGCTGGTGGCATTAACTCAAAGCTGGTGGATGGAAAAGATAACGTTTCCGGAGACACCAACCAGGCTGAGGTGGTTTACAACATCATCTTTGCAAGCGCACAGAGGAGTCTCGGTTAATGGCTGATCTTGTAGTCCCTTCTGGCGCAGAAGTCGTGATCAACACCGCGCCTTTCAAAGATGCCAAAGCGCTTCACAAGGCAGTGCTGCGCGAAATGATTGGCCGCGATATTGATATCGCCACTGCACTCACTGTTGCGGCATCCAATGCAATCGAGGCCGCTCTTGCGCCTTGCCTGGCGCGGTGCCTTTACAATAACCAGAAAATCACCGATCAAACCTTTGAGAAAGACGAAGCGCGCGGTGATTATTATGCTATTGCGATTGCGTGCGGTAAGGCAAACACCAACCCTTTATTCGACAGCCTGTTTTCCGCGCTGGCAGAGAACGGGCTTTTGAAGAAAATGGAAGTAAAAGACGAACTCCCAAAGTCCGTATAGATGATGAAGTTTTGTTCATTGCCATTCGGATTGCGCACGCTGGTTTTTTTGGAGGAGATCCAGGGGCGGTTTTAGAAGCGCCGGTTGATGTAGTTCAATCCATACTGGATTTTGAAAATTTCTCCATAGATTATGAGCGTGAATATCTGGAATTGAACAAGGATTAAAAGATGTCACAGTCAATTGGAGATCTATTCGTAAGCCTCGGCTTCAAGGTTGACGATACCCCATTAAAATCCTTTGATGAAAGCCTCAAGAGCGTCTTTGGTACCGCCTTGAAGGTTGCCGGAGTCGGAGGCGGAATAGCAGGCTTTGCCCTGGCACTCAACCAAGTTGCAGATAATGCCTCAAAGATCCAGAACCTCAATACACAGCTTGGAGTTACAAAGCAATTTGCAGAAGGCTTTGCTGCTGCCTTCCATGAAGCCAATCCCCTTGAAAGTTTTAGCGCCGGGCTCGATATCGCTGGCAATATGGCCAAATATGCCGCAGCGATGCAGCAGGGGCTTGCCGGACAAGAGTTAGGATACTTCGGTGGCAACTTCGCCGACAACACCCCAGAGAAGATATTTGACCGCCTGCGCTCTGGATATGAAACCGCGCTGACAATGGCCAACGGAAACCGCGCTTTGGTTTCGCAATGGGTATCGACCATCACCGGATCCGCTGGCGTGCTCA